GTTCTGCTGCCATCGTTGCGAACGTCGCGGCCCGGCCCTCGAGCGTCGCCTCAAGCCCGGTGAAGTTCTGCCATCGGCGAACCACCACGTCGCAGTACCTGGGATCGAGCTCGATCACGCGCGCCTGGCGCCCCGCCTTCTCGCTGGCGATGATGGTGGTCCCGCTGCCGGCGAACGGGTCCAGGATCGTGTCGCGCGACTTGCTGCTGTTCCGAATCGCGCGCTCCACCAATTCGACCGGCTTCATCGTCGGATGGAGATCGTTGACGTGCGGCTTCTTGATGAACCAGACGTCGCCCTGATCGCGTGCGCCGCACCAGAAGTGGTCCAGGCCTTCCTTCCAGCCGTACAGGATCGGCTCGTACTGGCGTTGGTAATCCGCGCGCCCCATGGTGAACGTGTTCTTCGCCCAGATCAGGAACGTGGACCAGTGGCCGCCGGCCTCGGTGAACACCCGGTAGAGCGTGTGCAGCATCGAGGACGACATGCACACGTAGATCCCGCCTTTGGTAACCGCCAGCATGTTCACGCAGACGGCGCCCAGGAACTCTTCGAAGCCGGCGCCCAGGTTATCGTTGGCGATCGGGCGATGGGTGCCGCGGAGGGTGTCCTTCATCGTCGCGCCGTAGTTCACGTTGTAGGGCGGATCGGTGAAGACCATGTCTGCCAGGCCGCCGGCCAGCACCTTCTCGACGGCGTCCATCTGGGTCGAGTCGCCACAGAGCAATCGGTGGTTGCCCATGATCCAGACGTCGCCGGCGACCGTGACGATCCTCTCCTGCTCTGGCGGGACCGCATCCTCGTCGGTCAGCCCTTCGTTCGTCTCCTCGGGGCCGGCCAGTGCCGACTGCAGCTCCTCGTCCGAGAACCCCAGCAGCGAGAGGTTGTAGTCCTCTTCCGCCAGCGCCTGCAACTCAACCTGGAGCATCGCCTCATCCCACCCGGCGTTCTCTGCCAGCTTGTTGTCAGCCAGCACGTAGGCGCGGCGGTCCGTCTCTGTCAGGTGATTGAGCACAATCACCGGGACCTCGGTGAACCCAAGCTGGCGGGCAGCCATGAGCCGCGCATGGCCGGCGATCACCACGCCGTCCGCGCCGACCAGGATAGGATTCGTCCAGCCGAACTGCCGGATCGAGGCGGCCACCTGGGCGAGCTGCTCGGGCGAATGCGTTCTCGCGTTCCGGATGTAGGGCAGCAGACGGGCAATCGGCCAAGACTCCACCAGCAGGCCGCGGAAACGCTCGATGATGTCCGCGATGGTCATTGGCATGGCTGCGCCTCGGCGTGCTGGCTGGTGCGCGGCCCATAATGCGGGTTCGGCCCGTGGTGCTTGATGGCGCGCGAGTCCTGCTGCTTGGGATTCAACGCCTGGTCGATTGGCACGCCCCGCGCCGCCGCAATGGCAGCGAACGTCTCGCCGGTAGCACCGAGCATCGGTGTGCCAGCGCCCAGGTTCATCATGCGCCGCAGGATCACGTCGCAGTAGGCCGGCGAAATCTCGCAGCCATAGCCGGCGCGGCCAAGTACATGCGCGGCCGCCATCGTTGTTCCGCTCCCCATGAACGGATCGAACACCACGTCGCCAGGATCGCTGTACGCCTTGATGAAGAACTCCACCAGCGCGCGGGGGAACGGCGCGGAGTGCGATCCCTGCGAAGACTCCGACTTCACCTCGACCACGTTGCTGGGGCGCGCGATGCCGGTATGCCGGCCCTCCGGATTGGTGGCGGCACTCAGGTTGTTGTGACTCCGGCGCCAGGCATCCTGATTCGGGCCGCCGTCGGCCGCGGCGCCGCGCGGCCCGGTGCCGAGCAATCCGCTCCCGGAGGTCGACTTTGGATTGTTGGGCGAGTAGTCGAAGCAGTCCTCCGACTCGTGCCCGACCGCCTCCGGCCGGAATTTGATTTGCTGCTGGCGGCAGAAATGGAACACCGGCTCGAACGCATTCTTGAACCTGTTTCCCCAGCCACCGGGAACCCCGTTGTCGGTCTTGCGCCAGCAGAACTCATCGACAAACCGCCATCCCCACTTGCGCTTGTGAGCCAGCACCAAGTCCATCACGTAAAGATTCCGCTCGCCGTCATCGGCATGCGGTTTGATGTTCAGGAAGTAACTGCCGTCAGGCGCGAGGACCGCCGCGATGCCGTCCGCGACCGCCCGATACCAGCCGGTGTACTTCTCCGGCGGGATGGGCGTGAAGCCGCTGGCGGGATCATAATCGCGCTGCTTGGCATACGGCGGCGACGTGATGCACACGTTGACCAGTGCGCCGCCCATCAATCTCTCGACGACCGAACGGTCGCGGCAGTCCCCGCAGATGAGCCGGTGGCTGCCGATCACCCACACGTCGCCAGGCTGCGTGACCGGGTTGGCCGGCGCCTCAGGAATTGCTTCCTGGATGTCTCCCTCCGGCGCGGGCTCCTCGCCGGCGGCCAGCAACTCGGCCATCTCGGCTTCCGAGAAACCAATCAGCGCAATGTCAAAGTCGTCCTGCTCGAGCGCGCGCACTTCCTGCGCCAGCAGCTCCAGGTTCCACCCGGCATTGAGCGCCAGCTTATTGTCCGCGATGATGTAGGCGCGGCGTTGGGTGTCGGTGAGGTGATCCAGAATGATCACCGGGACCTCGGTCCACCCCAACTGGTGCGCCGCCAGCAGGCGTCCATGGCCGGCGACGATGCCGCCACTCGCGTCCACCAGGACAGGATTCACGAACCCGAACTCCCGGATGCTGGCCGCGATCTGCGCCACCTGCTCGGGCGAGTGCGTCCGCGCATTGCGCGCATAGGCGTGCAGCTTCGCGGTAGGCCAGATCTCGATCTGCCGCACCATGGCGGGGGCTGTTGTAGTTGCGCTCATCTGCTCAGCCAGTTGGAGACGTTGAACCGTCCGACGTATCGCTCCTGTTGCCGTGCCGCCACCTGCGGTTGCGGAGGCGGGGCCTGCTGCTCTGGCGGCGGCTGCACGACCGGTGTCCGCTGCGGTGGCGGCGGCGCGCCGCTGGTTGCCCGGACGTTCGCCTCGAGCTGGAGCCAGCGATTGGCACCGAAGCGATCAATCCCGCAGGCGCACGCCGCGGCCCTCGCGTAGTTCGCGCAGTCCAACGCCTCGTTGCGCTCGCGCATCTTCACCCACTCGAACCTCCGGTAGCCCTTGACGACGTGTGCCGTCAACTGCTCCGCGGTGAGCTGCTTGAAGAACTCCTCGTCGATGTCGGAAGGGAAATGCACCCAGCCCGCCGGATATGGCTCGCCCTCCTCCGGACGATCCATCTGCAGTTGCCCGTAGAGTTCGGACTTCGCCATCGAGACGTTCACCGGCCACAACTTCGCGCCGTGCTTGATCTTCTTGCCCTTCACCGTGACGTCCACCTGGGTCGGGGTCATCAGCAGAGACGGACCATTGTGGCGACCGTCTACCGCCATCACGCGGCCCGACCCCTGCTGACGGGCCCAGGCGTATACCTCCTGGGTGGCATGGCCGCTGTCGATGGCCAGCATCACGATGGGCATATCGATCCCTCCGGCCGACCGGTACATCGAGTTCAATCGCTCGGTGACCTGCGGCCAGACGGTCGGGTTGTACGGATCGCCCTCAACGCGCCAGCGGTCGATCAGCCATCGCTGCTTACCACGACTCCATCCCCAGACGTAGCCCTCAATCCAGGTCTTCTGGACGTCCGCGCCGCACGTCAGGAAGGTCACACCATCGGGCACCTGCCCGAGGCGGTAACACTCTTCGCGTCGGGCCATAAGCTTCTCATGGTCGGGTGCCTCGCCCTGTTGCTTCCACGTCTCGGCCAGCGTCGTGTTTACGAAGGTCTGGTACTCGACCGGGTTGTCTTTCTTGGCAAGGAAATCGGCCACGATGTCGCCCAGCCGCTTCCACGGCGAATAGAGCTCCGAGATCCAGAAGCCGGCGGTGCCGGCGAACGGGAGGCCGGCGCGCCACTCGCCGCGCTCGCAGGCGTTCCATCGGTCAACGTCCGACCAGTACGCTGCGCAAGTCGCGCATTCGTAATGCGCCGTGGCAGCCGGCGACGCGGGGTCCCACCGCACCTGCGCCCAGCAGAGCACCTGGGCCTCGCCGCAGCGCGGGCACGGCACATAGAACTTGCGCTGATCGCTGTCCGCATAGGCCGCGGCGATCTGCGACGACCCCTCTATGGTCGGCGAGCACGTCTGGATGATCTTCGCCAGGCTCCGGAACGTCGCCGTGCGCTTCACGCCGAGGCTGAACCCGTCGCCCTCTCTCCCGACGGCCACCGGCCACTTGTCCAGCTCGTCGGCGAAGAAGTAACGGATGGCGCGCCTGGCGAAGTTGCCCGAGGTCTGCGCGCCGATCAGCGACAACGAGCCGCCAGGGAACACCTTGTGGAGGGTGGTGTTGCTCTTGCTGGTCCGCTTCTCCGGTGCCACGCGGGTCCGCAGGCATTCCATGTCGCGGATCATGGGCGACAGGCGCTCCTTGCTGAACGTCTCCGCGTCCGTCTCGGTCGGTTGCGCCGCCAGGATAGGGCCGGGCGCACGCGCGATCACATACGCGATGGCGACCTGCTGGAGCAGCGTTTTGATGAGTTGGGTTGCGGTCATTACCACAATTCCCCGGGTGTGCGGGTCGGTAAACGCATCGAGAATCCCACGTTGGAAGCGATAGAGTTGCAGCCTACCGCTGGAGGCCGAGTACTCCGAACTGAGGATGAAGTGTTCCTCTGCCCAATCTGAAAGGCTCTGCTTGGGCGGTGGCGCCCAGAGCCGGGCGCATTCCGAAAGCACCTGCTGTGCGCGTGTCATGCAGCATCCGGATACTCCGCGAGGTCCGAGAGCGCCTCGTGAATCTTCCTGTCCACCATTTCCCGGCAGGCAACCGGGTTGGACTCCGCGGCCAGGCGGTCGGCCAACTCGTCGCCCAGCACCAGGAGCTTCGCCTTGGCCGCAACGATCATGCCGCTCCATGCACCGGAGACTTCATCCGAATCCAGGAGCCGCTTCTCCAGCCGGCGCACTTCGAGCGCCGCCCGCTTGGCGTCGGCCTGCGCCTTGACCAGTTGGGCGGCGGCC